TCGTCTAGTATATCTTTTCTATTAGAAATAGAAAGGCCGAAAAAACTCAGCCCCAAACCCTATCGATACTTCGAGGGTCTCTCCTGACGGGGCGATTACATTTCTTTTAAGGTTGAGGCGTGGTTCACATTGAGCAATAAAGGTTCTGATATGTTTCGAATCTGCAATTGGCATTTGACTGATAAAGGTGGAAATTTTTTCTTTGCTTCTATCACCATCAATCTCTACTATCATCATTTCTAGTCTTTTGGTAACTATCGGTGCATTCATACCATTAGGATAAGACTTGGTGAATCTATCAATTTCTCTTTGGTCTGACATTGTTAATACACGACATTTTACAACACTACCCGATTTTGGTAAGGTCGTTTGAAAAAACCCTTCTTCATTGGGTTCGTGTATAGGTTTTTCAACATCTAGCTCATCTAATCTAACTGCAGCTTCAAAGTCTTTTCCGGTTTTGGGGTCTTTGATTAAGAAATTATAATCAGGACCAAACGCGGTGTTTCTAAGGAAAATCAATATCGCCTGAACATCACCATCAATTAATTCGTCAACATTAAAACCTGGTTCATAAATTTTACTTCTCAACAGATTTGGAATAATCATCTCGGAGTTGACTTGACCAATTAGAATGTTTTCATCCTGAGCCGTGAGATATCCGACCTTCAAAGAAGATTTTTTATTTTTGTATAATTTACCTTTGGAAGGTAATTCTACCACATCGTGTGGTAGGTTCATATTCATTTGTCCGTACTGAGTTGATGTATCCATAAAAAAAAATTAACCATAGGGGTTTCCTATGGTTAAATATAATACAGACTTATTTTTAATAAAGATTTCTTAGTATACTAAGATACATCTATCAGGACGAAGTGTCGCAGTGATTGTTGCCAATCCATCTTCACTATAACCAAGTGAATCAAAATTCACATCAGTTAAGAAAGTTCCCTGAAGAATCCACTTTTCTACCGCAACACCTGTTGGGTCTAAAAGTTCTAAGTCCAAATCTTTTTTGTAACCAGCGGCGTAACCCATACGACCTGTGACAGATTCTGCGTGTAAACGAACCCACTCCATAAGTGCCTGAGCAGCTGAAGGACCGATTGGGTCACGGAAAGTTACGTTAATTGTGTTCCATACAAAACGACCAGCTACATAAGTAGAAGTGTTAAGAAATGGAATTTCAGTAGCACCAATGGATACTGAAGGTCTTGATGTAGATTCTACATACCAAGAGTTGATACCCAACGAAGAAGGGAAAGTCATTATAAACCTATTCTTCCTTTTTGGCTCGTAAGGTATAGGCATTTTCATTAATAAGTCCGCCATTGTTGTATTTTTTTCTTTTTATTTGTTTATAAATATCTAGTAAAAAGTTTTTCTATTTACTTTAATTTTGATTTGGTTTATTACTCTTTATAAGTATCCAGTTTTTTAAACTTCTAGTTTTTCTCCTCCTTTTGTTAAATAAGTTTTTACTGGTGATTCTTTTCCATATTCTTTATCTAAGAAGTTCTTTATAGATTCTATATTTCTAGGATCGTCATCTGAAAAACCAATTTGAGGAACAAAATTATTCTTTACGTCATTTTTAAAAAAAACTCTTTTATTTAACTGACTGGAAATACTTTTCACATAATCTATAAAGGTTCGGAGAGCTTTGATTTTTCCTTCCTCAGGGTTCGAAGCACTACCCTCCCCAAATGTTACGGGGTGAAATTTTAATAAGTCCAAATATTGTCTTATCATTTCATCGTCAGATACAGACTCCTCTTCAGCAAAATCACGATATTTTTTTAGATTACTAATTAGTTCGTCTTTATTTATACCACCAAAACCGTTTATGATGTAATTGTAAACAGCCTCTTTTAAAATTTCAGGACTATGACCACGTGCGGTAATTATCGCAAATATAGAACCTCCATTGATAGCTTCACGGAAATCATCCCAAGAGGGACCTAACTTTGCTAATAAAGCATCAATTAAAAATTTGTCATCACCTTCCACTGTGAAATTTCTGTAAGGATTGGGTGCGTAACCAATTATAGATTTTCCTTTATACTCAAACGGTTCCTTTCCTATTTGTGTTCTATGTTCAGCAAAATCCTCGGTGGACATTCCGATTTCTTCTTCTTTATCTGTCATTAAAACTATTTGAGTGGGCATTGTAACAATGTTATCATCCCAATCGAAAGCATAATACTTCATATCGGGTGTTCCCTCATCGGTAAAGCCCTCAGACAAATAACGTTCAAAAAGAACACTACGTACTGTTTTTCGTAAAGACATTTTTATTTATTAAAAGACAATTTATCAATTAATCTTTCTAACTGAGCTTCACTAATAACAATGTTTTGTGGTTTCTCAGAAAATGTTTTTACACCATTAGAATCTTGACTTAAAGACTCCAATAAAGTTTTTTTATTAAATTCCATACTAATAAATATTAAAAAGGCTAAAAGGTGGTCAAATTTGACCACCTTAAATTGTTTATTATCACACGTCTTCAAATGAAGCACCTGTTGGAGTAATCAAGAATTCAATATCAATGAATTCAAGAGCTCTCGTTGGTTTCAGATAAATCTTACCAACAAGTTGGTTATTATCCAAATCTTCTGGTGTACTTTGAACTACAACACGGAAATCAATTAATCCTCTGTCTCTTCTGATTGAATCCAAAATTGGGTTCACTGAGTCAAGGAATTCTTGACGAACCTTGTCATCGTTTTGTTCGAATAGAAGTCTTACCGCTACCGCTGAAATCAACTTACGAGCCTGTAGAAGTAATCTTCTAACGTTAATTCTGTCAAGTGCAGATTCTCTAATTTGAGTTGTCTTGTTACCCCAAATCACTGTACCCACATCAGAGAAGGTCGCGATTGGGTTAATTCTACCAACATATAGAGTATCTCTATCTTCTTGAGTAAGTTTCTTACGTGCCTTAACTGCATTTACCAAACCTCTCGTGTAACCCGCAGTTGCAAACCAAGGGAATGCGATGTTGTCAGTCAACGCTAAGTTTCTAACCACTTCAGATGTTGGTGGAATGTAGATTTGAGTGTTATTAACACCATCTCTTACCAAAATCCAAGGGTAGTAAGTAGCTGAATAGTTAGAATCAATTCCTGACTCCTCTAGACTGTCGACTTCTTCTTGAGGGTAAATAAAGTCACCATCAAAGTTGTTTGTGTTAGGTACAAACATATTGTAGTCAGGTGCTGTAAAGATGTAGATAGAATCTGCTCTGTCTTGTTCTACAATATCAATCGCGTTTTCAACCAAGTTAGAGTTATTAATATAATCAATACCTGGTGTAACAAATACATTGATGTCTACCGCTTCAGGGTTAGCAAAAGTCTGTTGACCCCATAGGTATGCGTAGAAATCTGAGTTAGCCCAATCCTGTTGGTCTGGTCCTGTAATCTGCTTGAACGCTCCCCATCCTGTTGCATCAGGATAAGAAGGACTGTATTGTGCATTTATTAAGTAACCAGTATTACCTAAAGTGAACGAATCACCGTTTGAACGGAACTCACGATAGATATCCCAACCGTCAAAACCACTCTGAGCCAACAAAGTGAACTTTCTTGAGTACAAGAAGTAGTAAGGGTTTGACTGATTTGATGGGTCTGCTTGGAATGATGCGACACCACAATCAAAAGCAGTTTCACCTGAGTTAACATATGCACCTTGAATAGTAACAACTGTCGCTCCTGAGTCCATATGGAAACCTTTGGTCAAGTATGGCCAAGGTTGAGTTGTTGGTGTCGAGTTAATGATTTGCTGACCTTTGTAATCATAGAAAGATGGGTCAATTCCTACTGAAGTAGAAATACCTAAGTAAGCTCTTCTAACTTTATCACCCGAACTTCTGATTGCATTGTCCGTACCAAGTGGAGTACCAAAAGGTGGGTTTGCAATAATTTGACCAGGTGTATAGTATTGTGTTTTGTATACAGGGAATGGAGGTGTAAGACCAGCATATTCTCTCATTCTGTAACCTTCAAAACCACAAGGTAGTGCATCTACAGGAGCTTCCTCATCCATTTCAACCATAATGTATTTTGATTGAAGTAAGAATTCACCATTTGCAGTACCAATTTTCTTAGCTACGTAACCATTAGAACCCGGATTCAAAGTACAGTTAGTGAACTTCTCAATAACTACAGGGTTTTGGTCGGTATCGAAGAAGTCACGAACAATAACATCAAATGTTCCATTTCCGAAAGAAATGTTTGCGATTGAAATCTTAACTTGTGCGTTTGCTGAGTTTCCGTCTGATACCAAGATAAACTTGAACAATCTGTAAACGATATTACCACGAAGTTCAGACACCAAGTAAGGAGTCTCAGGAGTTTGGTACTGCTGTAGGTAGTAAGCAATTGATGATGAATCTGTAAATCCACGA